AATCTTCTCAGCAGGCACACCCAACTGAGTAAGCACAGGAAGCAACTGGACAAGATTGTTACGCTTCAAGGCTTCTGAAAGTGGAGTAGACGATTGGTCCAATGCCACAATCTTAAACTTGGCATCCAAATCCTGTACCGTGATCACTTTCGGCATTTGGTCTACTTCAATCACCGCTTGGTCTTTGTCTTCAGCAAGCAATGCTATAATACGCAAGTAAGTAAGGGCAATGAGTTCGATTGCATTGTCGCGCTCTCTTGCCAATTTCCCAATCTCTGAAGCACTGTACTGAGCAAGGGCAGTCACCTCAGTAGCCGTTGCCTTCGTCGCTTCCCCACGACTAAACGGTGCCAAGATGCTGCCACGATTGATGTCTTGCTCAATGTAGCCCAAGTATCTATCAAAGTTCCCCGACAATGGTTCTACACCAACTGCTTTGATGACGCCATCGAGCGTTGGTTCATCCACTGCAATCATAGCCCCATCCACACCAGCAGTTATCTTTGCCAGTGCTTCTTCATCGAGTGAGCCTTCCTTGTACAAATACTGTCTACTGTCTCTACGAACCGAGTTTGCCCAATACGTACGCAAAATGTTCTTCTCATAAAACTGGTCGTACACACGAGATACAGCAGACAAACCACACATCGGCTTCTCCGGCTTACGAGCGTAGAACAACGGACAGATGGGAGACATAGGACGGTCATCATATGTCCGAATCGGTATGTCACTTTTCTCTAATAGTTCCCCACCATCGCGATAGTTCGGACTCCAAAAATACAACTTGTCATACGCCAAATCATAGAACTCTACAATCTGCACATACAAGTAGTCATCTGGCAAATCTTCACTTACCCCAGTGTACTTCTCTTGTGGTGTGAAATAATCCACCTTCGGTATGGCAGTGAATTTTTTCGCACCAAATCTATCTCTCACCTCTGGCATCGGCAAATAATACGTGTGTGCCATGAATCTCTGCTCATGCCAACTAGATGCATCCATGTCCACTATCACTTCCCAGCACGGAATCGCACGGATGGATACTTTCTCAAGCATATCTGTGCTATCCGTAGGGGAGAGTTTGAGGAAAGATGAGGGATAAATCAATGCCAATCTCGATGCAATCTCCAATTGCTCTCGCTTGTCAAACAAAAAACGATTCACAACCGCCTGCGCCATCTTCGCATTCCCTTCGATTATTGAAGCATCTTTCGCCACAACGACAGCAGGATTACGAGAAAACAAAGAAGCAATAAAACCTTCAACATAGCTGAAGCAGTCTGCGGTTTCAACTCTAACCATTGTATCGTCCATGTATTCAGACTGCCAAAAACGATTCTCGTAAACATCACGGTACCTCTTCATTTCTACACGTTGGTCGTCCCAGTAGTGGTTGTGCTCATCCAATACCGTACGTATCAACGCTACTGCTTCTTTATTGGTTCTCATTGCTCTTCTCCTTAACAACAGCACCACTACTATACACTACTACACTACCATCTGCCTGCATTACTTCCAACTCTCTATACAGACACTGATACTGATTCACCAATCTCTTAGGCAACACTATCGTAAATGACTTGTCCCCGACATAGTATTTGAGCTTCACCATATGCAAATACTCCATACCATGACAGTCACATGGGTCACACTCACACACTGGGCATATGCTCAACGGCTTACCATCACTCATACGAATAACCTCAGCTGTTTCTTGTGCTCTGCCAAACGATTCTTGGCATTCTCATAGTATTTGGTATTGACCTCATACCCATCCAAGTCAAACCCCATGTTGTGACACGCTAGCGCAATGCTTCCACTACCCAAATGCGTATCCAGTATCTTGTTGCCTTCCTTAGCATACGTGCTCAACAACCACTCATACAATGCAACAGGCTTTTGACACGGATGGATGCGCTCTTCCTTTTGTTTCATGTCCTCTTGCAACATCCCATTCCATCTATACCTAAACTGGTCTACCCGAACACCAAAACTATGACTGGCTATTTCACACTTGCTAAATGTCGATGCGTCATTCCTTTTGTCCCATATGATTCGGCCAACACTTGACACATGCTGAGCATAATAATTTACACCCCATATTATTTGATGACGCGATACCCGTTGTATCTCTTTAAAATAATCTGCATTCGGTATCCACCAATGCTTTATCTTTTCATGGCTTCGCCGAACACCGGTTGTTGAATACAGATTGCCTGTGTATTTTGATTTTGCAAACTCTGAAAAATACGGTGGGTCTACTATGGCCAGATCATACTGGTTGTCCTCCATGCCAGCAAACGCTTCCATACAATCCCTATTGAACAACCGAATCACTAATACCTCCTATGCAAGTGCGGACTTACACCACTTGTTCTTAACTGTTTATCCGCCTTCTGACTTATAATCCACTCCGGCAAAAATGCACTCTGCTTTATCTTAACACTATTCAAACACCAGTACGCCAATGACATCGCCATCGCACTATCACAGTGTGTCTCCAAATCTTCTCCAAACCGAAGTATACCCTTCTCGTCCACCGTTATACTCCGAAGCTCTGTCATCGTTACATTGTCTATCAACCGTATCGCACCCTGCTGAATCCCCTTCTTCAGATTCTCAAACAACAATGGCTTCGTTCTAGCAGTCGTCAAAAAGTCCTTACCAGTTATCGGCTCTTTCCAAAACCTATGGAAGCCCTGGTGCAACAGCTCTTGTATCGTCGCCAATCCATAGTTGTTACTCTCCACCAATGTCAATGCATTGTTGTACGTCACACTCATATCATAAATGTAGTCAGCAAGTGCCACAGGACTCACTGTATTGCTTCTATAGATACATACAGGCTGCAAGGTCATCCTAGATACACAAAAGACCACTGCATAATCCCTACCAACACCACCACTAACATCTACACCTATCGCATACGTATCATCTGGATTCGGCTCTTCAAATGTCACCCACTCAACTGGACTAACAGTTACAACATCTACATGCTCAAAATCATCATACGTAAAGTATGTATTTCCACTAATACGATACGCTTCATCCAATGTCATCGGATACTCTCGTATGAACTTCTCCCAGCCTAGTTTACTTATCTTCTCCCTTCTCCATGCAAACTGTCCCAAGGTAAGCCCATACTCCTCTTGTAACCTCGTTTCTTCATCCGTTAACTGTATCGGTATGTCATCCATACAATACTCTGCATGCTTAAACCATGGAAAGAATAGATAGTTCCAATCTGCTTCTCCTATCTGACACTTGTGTATCTCCTTCCACAATGCATCATTGTAATAGTTTGCTGTACTCTCTATAACCAACTGCCCTTCATTCAATGCAGATATGGCAGTAGCCTTAAGTTCCTCTGGATTCTCTGCAAAGGCATATTCTGAGATATGCAACATGCTACAAGTCTGTGAACGCAAACCCCCTGCCTGTGTAGCCGCCGCCGCTATGATACGTCCTCCACCCTTAAAGGCTAGCTCTGTTGTATTGTCTGTCTCTAATGGTCTTTTCAATGCCTCTGGTAAATACTGATAAAACCTCTTGTGGATATGCAACAAGTGTTTACTCGATGCAATCTTATAGGAAAGAATAATAAGTGTTAGTGGTGTTGTTGCTGTATAGGCTTTCCAAAACATGTAAGCACATACAACCGTAGAACTACCTATCTGTCTAGGCTTAAGAACCAGTGTATCTCTACCCTCTTCTAAGGCGTTGATTATCTCTATTTGCTCTGTATTCAGCTCTAAAGGTACTACACGCCCCTCTTTATTCACAATGTTCAAACGTCTTATGAATGCAAAGGGGTCACTGAAGACCTTGGCTATTTGTTGCTGTATTGATTCCACTACTCACCATCAAATAAAGGTCTGTTCTCTATCCGTATACTGTAAATGATATGCTGATTATTCGCTATCATTAAAAAAGTCTCTGTATTGTACGGATGACGACTAATCATCCCATCAAAATAAAATATGACTATTGACATCAACACCACCACTAAAACAAAGTCATTTGCCTATCTATATCTACTATCGTATCACACACTACTCTAGTCGTCTCATAGAACCTTGACATACCACTGCCATCTACACTGTCTACACCTGCTCTGAAGCACTGTTTGACACGCTTACCACTGTTTACCCTACCCACGTGGATATGCTTATTGTACTCCTTACACACATCAGACAATCCCTGTATATTCGATAGCTTCCACTCAGTAGTGCCTCCTACAAAAACACCTTGTATATCCACCTTATCCAATAGCTTTCTTACATCTTTATAGTTGTCTATCTCGCTACCATCCTGTACGACTACCAACAAAGGGACCTTGTATTTAAGGAGTCTAGGCACCCATACAGCTAACATATCCTTAGTTTCTTCCCAGTTGCCTACACTGTCCGGTATCGCTACCCAGTCACAGCCAATAGCCCATGTATCCAGCAGATTGTAAAATGCTTTATCATCAAAGGACTTGTTTCTCAGATAGTACCCATAAGCCCCGTTGTCTATTGCATACCCACGCTTGACTATGTGATGTCTATCCTTGCCAAAGGACCGTATACACATAGGTGATAACATGTATCTCATAGATGGATATACGCGGTCGATATAGTCTTGACAAGCTCTGTTTGGTAGTGCAGCTGTATAAATGTTCATTTTGATAGTCCGGTGGTAGGTAGGTAAAAGAGTGCTGTACATGTGTCCCCAATACAGCACCCAATCTCATTTGCATATTGCATGAAAGAACAAGATACACAAATACAAGGTGTATTGTATTCGATACCTATTGATAGGATACTGTAAAATCAAAGACTATGCAAGGGATAAAAGTGGATAGCAATACAAGCCCTTCAGAGCCTTGACCTGCTATCTGGTGTGGTTGGCACTGGGTTACATACTATAACACGAAGGGATTCGTGTACGGTCGTATGTACCCCGTACCTGCCCACACTGGCGATAGCATAGATTCAATCCAAAGGGGTACTGTTCTTTGACATTGTAGATTTATTTTGAGATAGCCACCAAAGCCCCGTATCCCTACCCGCCTAACGATGATGTTATATTTGCAGCAAAAGCGATTCGGAGGTTAGGGGTGCTGGAATTGCAGCAATTGACACAAGCGCAGCAAAGGACCACAGCTGTTGCAAAAGCAGCAAAGCAATCACTACGTGACGCAAAAGCAGCAAAACCAGCTGTACTGCATATACAGCAAAACGAGCCTTTTGTGCAAACACAGCAAAGGGAGGCCATGCTGAAAATGCAATATGAACCTGGCTAAATGCTGAAAATGCAACAAGGTATAGCCCAGTGCTGTTATTCCAGCAATCGAATCATACCAGTGCTGTAAATGCAACATGCGCGCCTCGATGGTTTGGCAAAACAAATCCCGTGTTTCGGTTTCGGTTTGTTGCAAAACTAGCATTATTGTTTCGGTGTTTCGGTGTCTTTTTCAGTTAACCAAGCTGCTATAGCTGTTACATCGGTTTCGGTTGTTTCGGTGTTTCCTGTTATTTCCCTTTGGTGCAACAAAGTAATAAACTTTGATAAATCACTACCACTGAATGTATTGGACTTCCCTTCATGTTTTATTTCATGCTGTGCTAGCTGGATAAAAGCCCAAAGAAGCCCCGTTATAGATTCAGACTTGATACACTTTGCT